TCTTCTATTTTAAAAAATAGGTTCAAGTGGATTTTTAACAGGTCTTCCAACCTCACATTAATAAATACCGCAATTTTTGTCAAAAGTAAATCTTTTTTAAAAGTATTTTCAATGCCAGGTACCTTGCATTACCAACTACCGCTTAACCTTGATTTAAACCGCTTAACACTTTTTTTAAAAATACTTTCAAATTATTTGTTTTTTTCGGAAATTAAGTGTATTTATTATATAGGGACAAAAAACACCCTTAAATCAAAAATGGAAAACAAAAAACCTTACGAGAATCTTCAAATGGGATTTGACAGAACTCAACTTTACAAAGAATTTACACACCCTCAACACATCCGTCAATCAGCTTTAATGTCTGTAATGGATTTTTGTAAAATGAATCAACTAAAACTTTCGACTAAAGAAACTTTAGCATTGACAAATAAATACATATTATTTGTAGAAACGGGTGATGCCTCTTGGGCTGACGTAGTAGATACGTACATTAAAAAAAAATATAACGAGGAGACAATATCCTACTAATAATCTTTGGCGGAGCGGAACACATTTATTACTTTAAATTGATATCGCCATTTCAAGTTCCCTCCGCCTCTTTTAAAAAAACAAAATATGGAACCAATTAAATATTACAAAGACGATAGATACGATTACGATTTATACAATTATTTTGAACGAACATTAAACGTTCAGAATGAAGACGGTGTATGGACAACTAATTTCGACCCAATGGGAAATGGATATAACCATTTAGGTTATGATACATTAACACTTATCAATATGGTTTACGAAGGTAATAAAATAAAAATGAGATATTATTTTATTGATGATGAGGGTGATATGCATAGAATGGATGAAGATGAATTTTATTATATTACTTGGAAAGGTGCTTATAGAACACATCCAATGACAGCTGAAGAAAACCAAGAAGTTGCTCGTGTTAAACATTTACTTTCTTTGTCAGTTGAGCAACGAGAAGAAGTTCAGCAACAACAGCAAGTTGAATCTGTAAAAAATATTAAAGAATTTAAATTTATGAAAGGTGGGTAAGTTTTAGCTCCATTATTGTCTTATTCACCTGAGGTTCCCTTAAAACGGGAACCTTTTTTTATTTAGCTTTTTAACTACTGACTTTGGCGCCTTTTTACTTCCGAGTTTGGAATATTTTTATTTAGCTTTTGGGTGCGATTGCGGCAATAAATCGTAATCTGAATCATATTTTGGATTTTCAGGTCTACCATTCTTTAGTAAATATAGAAACGCGTTGCACCTTGCGTAAGCCCATTGTTCAGCCGATTTAACTGCAGGTGAATGACTTACAGCAAACGCTCCTAAACCACGCTGAAATACGCTCTTAAGGGCACCTAAGCTAGCTCTACCATTCTTGATGTTGCTTTCTTTTTCGTTAAACTCATCAACCTTATTCTGTAAAGTCTTTTCTTGTTCTGCTGTAACCTTTGCACCTCTCTTACCTGATGCATCACCTTTAGCTGTTCCCTCTCCTTTTGGATTTGGATTTGGTGTATCAGATTTAGGAGCTTTAGGTGATTCTTTAATACCACCTCTCGGTCCTACTTCTGCAAACTGTGAATAGCAAACTGCTAATGCTTGTTCTTGAGTATCATATTCACTTCCAATAGCCTCCATACATCTTGAGATATATTTATCTTCTGCTTCTCCTGATTCGCGTTTTGGGATAACAAAGTCTTGAAGATTTAATCTAATCTTAACTATTTTTGCAAAGTCCATTATAAACTATTTTTAAGTTTTTTATTTTCTTGTTTTAAACTATCTATTGTTTGTTCCAACCTAACAATGTGTCCAGTCAATTCTTCTACCTTTTTGGATAAGTCATCAATTATTATTTGATATACCTTCAAAGATTTTTCCATATTTTCTAATCTTCCACCTTCTATTTCATTTTTACTTTTACGAAAGCCAGCAACATATCCAATAATGGTTGTTGCAACTGCTCCAATAATTTGATATATATATTCGTTCATATTAATAACAATCTTGACAAGGAGGGTTTTCATTCCTTAATTCACTATACAGAGAGACACCATTATTATTTATATTGTTTCGAGAATAACCTTTACGAGTTGTATGTCTTAAGTATATACCATTATTGTATTTCTGAGCTCTATCAGGTATCATTCCTGATCTAGAAGATTGCGTATTGTAATCAGGGAATAAATTTGAACCATAACCAGTCAATAGATAATCTTGTAATCTTGTCATATAAAAGTCAGCACGTTGTTTCTGTACGTTACGCAAATATTGCATTGTAGCTAAGTCAACTCCTGTAGCATTCTCTTGTGTACCCATAACAATACCATTATTCATCGATCTATAATGTAGGTGAGGTATTGCGTTGAAGTATGCTGTCTGAATTAAAAACGGTGCAACGTAATCGTTTACCAATGTTAATTCGTCATTATTAAATGTATTACCTGTTGCATATATCTGATCTAATAAATGTTGGTAAAATTTAGTACCTAATATTGTTTGAACGTCAATATCTTGGGCGATTTGTATCTCAGCCTTCAATACATCCATATCAACATTTTTATTAATATTTGTAAAATTCTTTAGCTTAGTTTCGCTGATAAGTAATTTTCCTATATATGACATTTTAATTATAATTTAATTCTTCTTCTCCCAAATAAACATTACATTCTTCTTCTGTTAATCCGTATCCACTCATTAACATATGTACTGCTTGTCCTCTGGTTATTTTTTCTTTACTATATTCCCTAACAATTCTCATTAGGTTTTGATATTCTCTACCTTTTAATCCTTTAATATTTTCATTAATAACTTGTAATTCAGCTTCCACCGGTATAACTGGTTTATCAATAACAGTAGGATTATCTGTAACATCACCAGTTAAAAATAATGATAATGGCTTAATCTCGAATGTTGTTGGTTTTTGGAATTTAAGTCCAACCAATTTATTAAAGACTGGAAGTAAATCATTTTGAAAAGGTTGAATAACCATTTTTCTGAAGTACTCGGAATGTTGAACAATCTCATCTGAACCACCAAGTTTACCTGCTGTTGCAATACCAAATAATTCTGCAGAACTTACTCTATGTGAACTTAATATACTTCTTGTAATTGCATCATCTAAATCCTTATAATAAGAATCATTATCATTTCTTGGTATTTGTGTAATCGTTGGTGCAGTTTCAGGATTTTCATTAAATGATATAACCGCTTGTCCTGCATTATCACTACCACCATATTGTTCTTCCAATGCTCTTGTCATTATTCTCTGATCTTCTTCAGGAGGAATTCCATTATTGAAGCTAATAAAAATTGATGGTAACATCCCTTTTCTCAAGTTATTCATATGGAAATTCTTAATCTCAATATCCGTTTCAATGCTACGTTGTCCTGCGCTCCAATCAGGAACGGGATAGTAGCTCATTGATGGTACATATGTTTTAAAATAATAGACTTGTGATTCTGATTTATCACTCATATTGAACGTAGGATATTTTTCTGGTGTAAACTTCTTTGTATTTTTCCAATCAGCACAGTAGTAATAATGCTCAACTTTATCTGTTTCAGGATTTATTTTTCCTGAACGTAATCTTGAAAAGTCTATATGATAAATTTCAGCAATTCCACCTTCTCTATCTTTAACAATATTCAATGCATATCCGCCAAATAACATAAAGTCTAAAGCACATTTTTTCATTACTTCAGATACGTTCTCTGATGGGTTTATTAAGTTAACTGAAGCCATTGGGTTATTTAAAGAAACAACACCATCTCCCATAATCTGATTTACCTTTGATGTAATAACAGCTTTATGAATTGCGCAGTTATCGTACAATTGTATAAAGTACTGAGGTAACAGATTTAAATCTCCGTAAAAAACCCAATCATACCTTTGCAATACTTCACTAAAAACTGGTACTGTTGCTTTATCAAATTTAATTTTCTGTAGCTCGTATTTTTTTATATCTTCACTCATAATTAATCTTGTATATAAATGTAATTTTCATTCACTTCATTTGGTGATTCATATGAAATAAATGGATTAGTTTCTTGTGTTCCTTGTAATTCTACCATACTGATAAACACTAAAGTGTTTGTATCACCATATATATTAAGTTGGTATTGTCCAAGGTAATTTAAATCATCAGTATTCAATGGTAATACTATTTGACAATAACGTATGTTCTGAACATATTCTGCAGGATCGTTTGTATTAACTATATAACTTTTTATCTGCTTACTCATAATATGTGTAAACTCTAAAGTATAAGTTGCAAAGGTTTCCCTGCTATTGTTGTTGATATTAAGAACCAATGTATTCTCAACGCCTTTATTGATATATAACATAATTTAATCTCTTATATATAAATATAAAAATTATCATTTGGAACTTCAATTAATAAAAAAAGAGGGCGTAGTGCCCCCTTTTCTACACGGAAAGAGTATTAGAATAGCGTCTTTTTAAAGACTTTCATTTAACTTAAGCGAATGTTGCACCAGAGAATACTGTTGCAAGCACTCCATCGATAACGTTTGCGGGCTGTGGCTCATTTCCCATAAAGATAAATTCGAAGCCATTGCGATCCGCAAAATTTGCTCCCGTACCTGCTGAACCACCTGATAAATACATACCATTGGTTTCACCCAAATAGTATTGAATATCGTTTTGATCTACAGCTATTACTTGGATTGCATCGTTTTGTGATAAAAGTTTTAATAAATTTCTTTTATCTTGATCGTATTTGTAGAATACAGCGGTTAATGTTTGATTGAAAAAAATACTGCCATTCTCAAAATTCTTTTGAACCTCTTGAACTAACGAACTAGTATTCCTCTTAATTTGGAATTGATAGATAGTTGTACCTGATGCTACTGTTGAACCTGTGATTGCTCCATCAGCATCTTTTGCTACTGCTGTAATGTCACCTGTTGCACCACCTACTACGTAAATCATTTTCAATGAACCAATACCATCGCTACATCCCAATTGTATTCCACTTGATATAAAACAACTCATAATATATTATGTTTTAATTTTTTGTTTATTTTGTTAAAGGGGACTTTCACCCCTTTTGTTTTTATAATTTTTTAATTCAATTAAACAGCACCTAAGTTGTTTGTTGCGAAGTAAGCTGTTGAACCAAATGTTGCAATTGCAACACCATAGTTGAAGTTTGCTCTAAATCTTAATTCATCAAAATCTTCTGAATACCAAATTTTTAATCTTTCTGAATCTGAAAGTAAATCTACTCCCAAAACCATAAATTCACGTGGACCGATAACTACTTGATTAGAACCATTTAAACCAATTGTAGGAACAACCTTAACGTTTGTATTTGGTTGTACACCTTCCATCATTGCTGTTACATCAGTTGAACCAATGTAATTTTGGAAATAATTTGCAGCGGTTAAAGCCTGAACCCATAAACGAAAGTTTGAGTAGGACATAAACACTACTAAATCTTCACGACTCATAGCATTGTCATCTAATGAGTTGATTAATTTGTTTACCTCAAAAATAGGATTACCTGCAGTTGTTGTAGAACCTGTGGTAGTAAATACTGAACCACTTGAGTTTGCAACACCAGTTGTACCTGTAGAGATTAATGATTTGAAGCCATTAAAACAAGATGAACCTGTTGTAGCTTGCCAAATTTGTTGCTCAACATATTGTTGAATTTGCTTCACTTTTAAATCAGCGATTTGTACTTCAAATGGTACAGTCTCTTGTGTCTGACCTGGTGCCATTAACATAGACTGATATGTGTCGAAGAGGTCCTTATAGCAAATTGCCTCGTTGTATTTCGTAGGGCAAGTTGTAATATTAGTTTGTGTGAAAGTTGTTGTTCCACTTGGTTCCCATCCGCAAGTACCATCGTTAAAGTATGCAGTACTATTTAATAAGTTCAAAGCTTGTGTGCCTTTGATACCTGTACGTAAATTTACGTATTTTGCAGTAGTTCCACCGATTAACGCTTTTGCGATTAATTCTCCTCCAACTTGATCTACATATCCACCGATAGTAGATACGTCATAGCTGAATTGTTCTTTAGTTAAAATTTTCATTTTTAATTCTTTTTTTATTTTTTATTATTTCTTAATGATACAATTGCTGCAATTCGTGCATCCAATTCATCATTAGTATTATTTGTTTTTGCAAATTCTGTTTTTCCATCAGCAATTTTGCGTCCTGCTGGTTCTTTTTTGAATGCTTTAAATTCAGTTTCTAACTTAGAATAATTTTTCTCCATTTGAGACATCTTCTCACCCATCTTAGAAACAAAATCTTTTAACATTTCCATTACTTCTTTTTGCATTGCTAAAGAAGGTTCCATTGGAGGTTCAATTGCTTTATCTCCCATTTCATCTTTTGCTGCTTCTTCCTTAACTTCAGCTACAACTTCTTCCACCTTAACGATAAGTCCGTCTTTAGTTTCGATTTTAGTTCCATCTTCTAGCTCGTGAATCCCATCAGGTGCCGGAATTTCCGCGTCTTCAGTTACAACAAGAACTTTTGCTCCTTCAAGCAATGAATCCCCATCAACTTTTACAACGGTACCATCAGCTAATTTAGCATCAAGAAACAATTCTTTAATGCTTGCAATTTTTTCATCTTTAACTTCGACTTGTAAGTTTTCTTCAAAATGATAAGAACCATCTTTAACACTAACTTGCTCGAAAGCTTCATTAATCTTATAAATTTTATTACCAACTTCTAATTTAGAAGTTTGATAAATTGTGTTATCACTTGTCTTAAAACTTAATAAGTCTTCGTTCATAAATCCAAATTTAACCATAAGTGATTTAATTTCTTGGATTGCTGTTTTTGAATTAGACATAATTTTATTTTGTTTATTTTGTTTTATTGTTCTATATATAAATATG